TTTAAGGAACGGAAGGGCTCTCTTAGTGACGCTGATCGGGAACTCCCGAATCTTGTCATCCAGAGTCGCACTCTCACCCTTTAGGGTGAAAGTACTTCCTGGCCCCCACCTACAATCGTTCAGCACTCGAGCATAGACGAGAGGACCTAGGACATTTGCTATTTTCCGTTGAGCTGTAAACATTACAGACTCAACGCCCGTTAGGGAAGCAGGTTGCCTAAGCCTCAAGTTTGTCTCTTGACACTGAACCTCGGCAGCATTCCAGCTGTCGAGAGCTACTTTCTCTAAATCGATACCCGTCGCAAGGCCTTTGTACTTTGACAAGTACTTGGTCACGGCGTAGTCCCGATCGAAAGAATCGAAGCAATTGTAATCGCGAGGGTCAATGTCCTTGTTAACGAGTTGGTTAAACTCGCCATATTTGAACATTAACCAGCACGACAGTGAAACAGGTGTATCCGCGGCCTTAGCAAGAGCGTAAAAGCAGTCCCGGATTACGTCAGGACTCTGCGAAACAACCTTTGTCATGGCTACTCCTAGGTTCAGTGTGCACGAAGCAAGTAATTGCCGAATGCATCTTTGGCCTCGGAGAACTCTTCTGCCACCTGATCGCAGCTTACCCAAGTCAGACATTTGCTGGACTGAGTTTCAATCCAGCATTTGAGCAGCTCGGGGGCTTCGACCAGAGACATAGAGAGTACGAGGGTATCAACTTCCTCTCGGTCGCCCTGACCATCATCATAGATTTCCTCGAACGCTAGTCGGACTGAGCCGTTAAGACCCAGGTCGTCACGCGTAATCGTGGATTTCGTATGATAGTGGAGGGCAGAGAGGTACCCCTCGATGAAACCCAGTACACCCCTAGGCTCACAGTCCCACCCTGTAAAGGGTTTGACTGTAGGCTGACGGAGATAACTAGGAACGCCATGCTCTTCATTTGTTGAAGAAAAAGCGATACTGATAGTGACTCTGAACTCGTTCATTTCTACTCCTAATTAAGAGATTAAGGGGTCAATCTGAGCGTAGTTCAGGGATTACCAGAAGGCTTCCAAGTCTTGGAGAACCTTAAGGATATCCGTATTCGCCAGAAGGTTGTACGTGTAAGCTCGCAGGTTCTTTCGTTCCTGAAGAGTTCCACGCTCAGGCAACAGCCACTCCATGTTGCATCGATGTACATATGCAACAGTGGGAGCCGGCGGAATGCCCGTTCCTGTAGCGGCAGACGTGCTTTCCATGGTCGGAACGCTCACATTCATGTTAATGCGATACACGCGATTGCTCGCGTTACTCGCAGTACCATTACTGGGAGCTACCGGCCTACGAAAGCGGATCGCAATGATGGGAAAGCCGATGGCTACGCCACCGACTTTATCCTCAAAGAGATCCATG